GCAAGCCTACATAGGGAGCTGATTCGCTCTCAAGTGTTCTCTAACCTGTTCAAAGAACTTTTGTCCTTTGAATTTAGACGAGAACGCGAACGCTTCGAAATTCCGAGGTAGGAAAGGATCGGATCCTCCTATCTTAAACTCGGGTTCTTGGTGAACTAAATACTTAATATAGTTCACTATTTCGCTAGCGTATCCTTGTCTATAATAATTAAACATTATTATTGGACCCTCAAAGATCAAACGGAAAGTAGGACGTTGTCCTCCTAAATCCCGTAAATCCTGAGATAGACGTTTAATTATCTCCATCTTAATAGGAGAGAAATTAAAGTCTAGAGGATAATCCTGGAATCCAACCGGGAAATATAATTCTTCTATAGAAATTCTATAGTTTATATTATCCTTAACCACTTTCTGTCACATATCTAAATCTCATTGAAATTTAGTATATCGGACAGCGTGGATAATTTGGTTCGCTCTAACAGGAGTTAGCGAGCTAGACATCGTTAGAAACGATGCTAGCCCTTCTGCTGTAGGAATGAATCCAAACGGGCCTTTCACCACTCACTTAACTTTCTCCAGCTGTGATTTTCTTACAGTCGGGATAGTATCCATTCATGATTCAAGGGATTCCTCGGAAACCGGCACACCTTTATTGACCATGTCTAAAATAATGGAAGGAATTCCATTAAGACTTCTTAGGCCTAATAAAATGTTTGCTGGTCCCGCCGGTGTCACTTCTCCTTCCAAAGTTACTAATCGTTTAGCAAATTCAAATGAATTTGAACTAACTAGCGACTTTGATAAGTTGATTTGAACACCAAGGATTTCAGTCATGATCATATAATATGAATCTGCTACAGATTTGTCAGCAATAACTATATCATCACCTAGCAAGGCATAATGGTCAAAACCGAGTTTCCCAACTCGATTTGCCGCTAAACCTACTATAAAGTGATGAGTTAAAGCTAACATTGCTCATGAACTTAAAGCACCCATCGGTTGACCTACAGAGTAACGAAGATTTCGTTTCTCCTTGGATAAGAATCAGTCTCTATCAGTCATCAATATTGATCACTTAGAGGCAAAACTCTCACCACAATAAATTGAAAGAATATCTTTCTGTAAATTTATTGGTAGTCTATCCGTTGCGGCTGAAAGATCATAAGAGTAAAAGATTCTATCTTTCTCAGGGATTGCTCCATCTTTAGAAAGCTGGACTAATCTATCTAAGGGGGCACTTTGATTAAAAGTACCATCCATAGGGATTTGTCTTAGCATCTTAAAGATAGCATCTGAGATAGGGCCCATAACAGATTGTGTAATACTATCTGTAATTGCAAATACTCGTGCTTTACCAGCGGCTTCTTCTTTAATGGCTAACTTCCCAAGATGTAAATCTTTAGAAGGAACCGATAAACGAAGATTATAAGCCTCTTGTAATAACATATCTCTAAATTCTACATAATTTGGAAATAATTGAATAAATTCAATTAAAACCTTAAAATTAGGATGTTGAGATCATGCTTTAATATCTAATCAGATACCAAGCATGGATACTTTACAATTAGGACCCGCCGAACGTAAGAGTTTAAGTTTAATAGGTTTAATCTGTGGAAACACAGGTAAAACTTGTTTAACCTTAATTAACTCATACTTCGGAAGAGTAGAATCTAAACCTGTAAAAGGTCCAGTTATACTTTCAAGCTTCAGAGTCGAGGGGATCTTCATTATACGGAAAACCGATAATAAAGACAATACACCTCTAATAACCGAGAGATCTCTAGAATGCATTTGCAATCTAAGAGAACCCGGAATAATAGTAGGTATACCTCTCACTATGGAAATCGGCATCTCAGTTGTAACCAAGACTGGATTCCCAGATACAAAGTGTTGACAAATTCGTAAACATTCCTTTAAATACTTAACAGTGAAAATTAATCCATTGTGTATTCAAAGAGATTCAATCCGAGTTGCAAACTTCATAAACGAAGGCTTGTCTAATCTTAAAGATCAGATCAATAGGCGCACATACGGATATCATAGTTTTAAACTAAGAGCCGCAAATGCACCATTGCTAAAACGGTCCGCTTGATTTATGTTTAAATCAAGATGTTTATATGTTGTTAGTTTTAGGTGTTTCATCATTTTATTTATTATAATATTTTGGTGAATCCTTAAAATTAAATGTAGGTTCTTAACAAGAACTAAGGGTTAAACCCCGGAAGTGGTTATACCACTCAACAACATTTAATCATATGGACCGTCTAGGTCTAGATGAGTACAAGTACCCATTTGAGACTTCAAATTCTTTTAGGAATTTGATCTCGTCTATTGGGGATTGACGAACTTCCAACCTTAATCAAAACAAATTTGGTTCGCTCACGTCTGCGATAAAACGTAAGAGAATTACTCTCTGGATCAACTTCGGT